GAAGGGACCCGACCCTTATTTCCTCCATCTTTTTGGAGAATCAGGGCGAACTGGCTGGAACTGGAGAGATGCTGGAGGTGGATTGGCGGATTGGTCGTGAGCAGCCGAGATTGGAATCGGTTGGTGTTGGGGCTGAGTCCTATGGGCCTTTAGTTGCTTTGTGGGCTGAAAGGCATATGGGTATGACGTTGATGCCGTGGCAGGTTCATGCGTTGTCTGGGCAACTTGCTCATGAAAATGGGGTGTTGCAGTTCCGTGAGTCTCTTGTAAGTACGGCTCGACAGAATGGAAAGTCTGTTGCTCTTCAGGCGTTGATTGGTTGGTGGATGACTGAGGGTGCGCTTATCCGCAAAGGCCCTCAATCGGTTATGAGTGTTGCCAACAAACTTGACCGTGCCGAGGCAATCTTTCCTCTTTTGGCAAACATTCTTTGTGAGTCTTTTGGCGGTAAGAAACTGGCTGCTATTGGGCGTAAGTCTGTCGAAATGCCGGACGGGTCACGCTGGGAAATTAGAGCTGCTACTAAAAGCCTTCATGGTGGGTCACATGACCTAATTGTTTGTGACGAACTTTTCGACATTGATGCCGAGGTTGTGGACTCAGCCCTACGGCCATCACAGATTGCTCGTAAGTCTCCACTGCTTTCTATGTGGTCTACGGCTGGTGACCAGAACAGCGAGACCATGATTAAGTTACGACAGCAAGCCATGGCAGACATTGACAATGGCGTACCTAGTTTGTTCTATTTCGCTGAATGGTCAATGCCCGGACACCTATCACCTTCAGACCCAAAAAACTGGCATTGGGCCAACCCATCTTTGGCGACCACTATCACGATTGACGCTTTGAAGGCAGTGTCTAAGAAAGACTCGTTTCTACGTGCGCATTTAAATCAGTGGATTACGGCAAGAGGTGCATGGCTCGATTTGGGAATTTGGGAGAAAAACAAGACAGATATCCCTATGCCAACTACCGGCATTTCGTATTTAAGTGTGGATTCAAGCGTTGACGATGCTCGTTATGTTGGGGTGAGAGCTGCCGAAATTGATGGCACAGTCATTGTTCAGACTGAGTTTGTTGTTGAAACTGAGGCTGATATGTGGGCGGCCATTGCTCGAGTTATGCACAACCCAGAGGTGCAACTGTTGATAACACCTACTCTTGACATCCACGTGCCTCTTGCTTTACGCCGGCGCACAACGATTACTGGCTATGCAGAACTAACCAAGTACACGACTTTGGTTCGGTCAATGATTCATGAAGGCAACGTCAAGCACCATGGCGAAAGCCTTTTGGCTGACCATTGCTCGCGAGCCGTCCTTGTCAAGACCCCATCAGGCGCTGTGGTCAGTAGCCAAAAGAGTCCGGGGCCGATAGAACTTTGTCGAGTAATGATTTGGGCAGTTGCTCAAGTATCTAAACCAAAGCAAAAGACAAAGCCAATGATGGTCATCGTTGGTGGCTAAACTGCTAGCGGTATTGCTCTGGGCGTTGTCGGGATGAGCAGAGCAGTACCACAATTCTCACACTGAAAGTGGCATACTTCCATCATGGCTCTGTTCGATAAAAAAGTTACCAAGGCCGCTATCAGCCCAATACCTGAGGTTCAGGCTGCTGTCGGTTATGGCAGTGCCAAGAACTATGGCGGTGCCAACATGATTGGTGACTTCTGGGCGTACCAACAAGGAGAAGCCAGAGCAGCTGCCATGCAGGTAGCCACCATCTCACGCTCAAGAGACCTCATGGCTTCTGTCATTGCCTCAATGCCATTGAAAATGTATACCGAGCGCTGGAGCGAAGAAGAAGGCGAAATGGAAGAAATGCCATTAGCCCCACGTTCATGGTTACGCCAGCCAGACCCAACGGTCACCTATCCGTTTCTTATGGCATGGACATTTGATGACCTTCTGCATTTTGGAAAGGCCTACTGGTATATAACTGCACGTAGCCAAGATGGCTTTCCTTCAGCGTTTACTCGTATCCCTGCCGGCTCGGTCACCACTCCAGACAACCCACAAAACATTGCTTTCGGCCCTTCAAAAGAAATTATGTTTGCTGGCAACTTCCTGAAGACAGAAGATGTTGTGCAGTTTCTTTGTCCTATTGAAGGCATTGTCTACAACGGTCAGCAAACCATTGCTACAGCGATAGCGATAAATGACGCCCGTAGGCGTAATAGCACAAGCGCCATTCCGGCTGGCGTCCTTTCCCAGACCGGTGGCGAACCGTTGTCTGCTCAAGAACTTGCTGATTTAGCTGCACAATTCAACACCGCTCGAGCCACAAACCAGACAGCAGCTCTCAATGAGTTTTTGAAGTACGAACCAACCACAGCAACACCAGACAAGATGATGCTCATTGAGTCAGCAAACTACTCGGCTTTGGAAGCGGCTCGTCTTTGCTCGGTACCTCCTTACCTTGTTGGCGTAAGTACTGGCGCTTACTCATATCAGTCATCAGAACAAGCACGTGCCGACCTATACATCTTTGGTGTTCAGCCCTACGCACAGTGCATAGCGGCCACGCTTAGCATGAATAACGTCCTACCAAGAGGAACTATGGTCAAATTTGACACTGACGATTTCCTCCTCGAGAACGAAATAGCCGACACAATGAACCAACCACAACCAGAACAAAACACACAGGAACAGATAGCAGAATGAAACTTAATCTCTCAGCCGGCTTTGCCATAGACCTAGAAGCCGAAGCAGGCTCAGCACCTACTCGCCAAATATCTGGAATTGCGGTTCCTTATGACGTCCCTGCACGAGTGAGCGATGGCACCTTAGTGCAGTTCGCTCAGGGTTCGTTGCCCACAGATGGCAAGGCTCCAAAGATGTTTATGTATCACAACAGTTCTATGCCAGTAGGACTTGTCACGGCACGTACAGAAACCCCAGAGGGAATGATGTTTGTAGCATCCATTGTGGACACTCAGGCTGGTACGGATGCCTTGACCATGGCTTCAGCCGGAGTCCTTGATTCCGTCTCGGTTGGTGTGAACGTGCTTGAAAGTTACAACGACAAGAACGGCACCATGATTGTCACGGCAGCCGATTGGTTAGAACTCTCACTAGTGCCTATCCCGGCGTTCTCAGGGGCCACCGTAGAATCCGTGTTTGCATCAAATGAATCTGTTACCATTCCAGAAGAGGCACCCGATGAGCCTGAAGAAACCGAACCACAGGAGAATCCAGTGTCAGAACCAATCATCGAAGCCTCAGCACCTGAGTCAATCCCAACCTCACCTCTTTATGCACAAGCAGCTCGAGAGTTCACACTGCCAACCGCAGGTGAATTCATGGCGGCTCTCCACGCTGGTGGACAGACTTTTGCAAACATGAACAAAGCAGTTGCTGATTACACAGCATCTAAGCGCACAAACATCCAAGCAGCTGCCGGCGATGTGTTGACCACGGATACTGTTGGCCTCTTGCCAATTCCCGTGCTTGGGCCTTTGGTGCAAGACCTCAATTTTTTAAGGCCTACAGTCGAAGCGCTGGGCGTACGTGCGTATCCAGACAACGGACAGCAGAAGACATTCATCCGTCCTACAATCACAACGCATACTTCAGTAGCTGCTCAGGCAAACGAGTTGGCAGCCGTGTCAGCAACGACAATGGTCATTGCGTCAAACTCGGTTACTAAGACAACTCTTGCAGGTCAAGTTACTTTGAGCGCTCAAGACATTTCGTTTACCAGCCCAGCAGCCATGCAGTTAATTCTGAATGACCTCATGGGTGAATACATGATTGCCTCGGACAATCTTGCCAGCGATAACTTGCTAGCAGCTGCCACTTCATCTGGTGTTTGGGACTTGTCAGTTGCTGACCTTCTCAAGAGCGTTTACGACTCAGCAGTTGATATCTCTAACGGCCGTAACTGGACGCCAACACATATGTTCGTATCGCCAGACGTTTGGGGTCAACTCGGACAACTTGCAGACACTACTGGTCGCCCAGTGTTCCCATTCATTGGTGCTGGTCTTACAGGTCAGAACGCACTTGGAAGCGCATCAGCATCTTCATGGAATGGAAACCCACTCGGTCTTCAACTTGTCGTAGATAGCAACTTTGCCGCCAAGACAATGATTATCACTCGAGTTGGTCAGGGCCAAGGCGATGCTTTCGAATTTTATGAGGCACCTCAATCCCTCATGAGTTTTGAAAACCCATCAGTTTTGGGACGCACCATGAGTTACCACTCCTACGTTTCAACTTTCGCAAGCATTCCCGGCATGATTCGCAAAATCACTCAGGCTTAGTCCGAAAGGCGGTGAGCCGCCATGGCTACATACGAGGTAATTTTTCATCAGCGCATAGACAACTATGCAGTGGTGCAAACACTCACTGAAAACGACATTGCTGTTGGCGAGTCAATCACCATCACAGGTCTAGGGCATGGGCTAAACGGTACCTACACTGTTTACGCTCAGCCCCAGCACCTATACATGGGTACAGACTCTGATGGCAATCTCATTTTCGATGCCTACGTACCTATCCCTAATCAGGTTATGTATTATGACGCTGACGCAGACCTTGACCGCTCGGCCGCTATCCCCACAGGAACTCTGACCTATACCCAGACCTGCACATGGATTACTTCCGCACAACTCGAGACATACTTGTCAGTAGACATTACAGACCCCAGCGATGACTGGACACTGCTCACACAATCAGTCTCAGCAGCCAACGCTTTCTGCTGGAGACGTAGACAAGAGTCCGGCTATACGGGAGACACGTTAGGAACCTCGCCGGGTGGTGACTGCACCCTTGGTGTTCTTATGTATGCAGCTGCTTTGTGGCGCTCCCGTGGCTCTGTGCAAGATACCTTTGCCACGTTTGACGGAATGGGTACTGCAAGCGTCTCTGCCATGACTCCAATGATTAAGCAGTTACTCGGCATCTCTCGTCCTCAGGTGGCGTAGTGGCGTTTACAGACCTTCTCAACGAAGCCATAGATGATGTGTCCGCCAAGATTGCAACGGTCGCAGGAATCAGAGTTATCACAGACCCCACAAAAATTGTTCCTAACTGTGTCTTTGTTGATGCCCCATCCTTTACAACCTTTGCAGGCAACGGCAACATCCTCAACGTGACGTTCCCAATCAAGGTTCTTGGCTCGGGCCCTGCCAACCTTCCGGTGCTACGCCAACTGCTTAGCACCACAGCCAAGGTCATCTCGAGCAACGTCATTGTCATGAACGGTCAGCCAACCTCATACTTAATCGGTGGTGCAGAATACCCGTGCTACGACCTAGTAGTATCCATACAAGCACAGACAGCGTAAGGCAGACCATGTACACAATCATTTCTCCAAGACTCGGCACACCGGGCGACACTTTCGTACCACCCGAAGGCACGAACATTGAAGCGCTTATCGAAGCAGGCTTCATCAAATCCGACAAACCATCAACTAAATCTGCTAAAACAGTAGAAACATCTCCAGAGGAGTAACTCACATGGCCACCAGCACATACCTTTCAAACCCATCACTCACTGTCAATGCAGTTGATTTGTCAGACCAGACAACCTCAGCAACTTTGACTGTCAAGTTTGACGCTCTCGAATCAACAGCCTTTGGCGGTTCTTCTCGTGTTTACACAGCAGGTCTTGGAGACCACGAACTCACTGTTGAACTATTCATGTCCTATGCCGCCAGCGAAACTTACGCAACTTTGGCCGCTCTCGTAGGCACAGCAACCAACGTGGTAATGAAGCCAACTTCAGCAGCCGTGGGTGCAACCAACCCATCGTTCACGCTGACCGGCACATACCTTGAGGCTCTTCCAGTCATTGACGCAACACTCGGAGAACTGTCAAGCATCTCGCTGACATTCCGTGGTGGCGTTTACACAGCTGCTGTCGCATAACAAAACCAACAAGGGAAACCCGACATGAAACTAGAACTCTCCGCCGACATGGGCGAAGGCCCATTCACAGTATCGACCAACCTTTGGTGTGTCACACAGTGGGAACGCAAGTTCAAAACCAAAGCGTCAGAGATGGCTAACGGCATTGGCATTGAGGACTTAGCGTTCTTATGTTGGGCTGCTTGCCAGACTCACGGCATTGTCGTGCCGATTGTCTTTGATGATTTCATCAAGAAACTGGTCAGTCTCGAAATCGTAAGCGAGGAACCTGACCGCCCTTTCTCCGAGGCACCTACCGCTATTCTCTAGCGGCGGTGCTAATAGCCACAGGCTTTTGGCCACGTGAGATAGAGTTCACGACAGATGACCTCTCGACAGTCACCAAAATGATTAATGAAAGTCGAAAGAAGTAATGCCTAACGTCATTGAAGTTGTGGGTCTTAAAGAAGCCTTAAAAGAACTCAACACGATGGACAAGAAACTACGCCGAGAAATCACTCGTGACTTTAAAAAGATTGTGCAACCAGTCCTAGGTAAGGCAGAGTCGATGCTTCCTAATGGAGCGCCCCTATCGGGTATGTCTCGCTCGTGGATAGGTAAGTCTGGCGCTGACATCATGTCTTGGAATGACGCTCGAGTACGCCGAAACATTAAAGCCTTTACCAGTGGCAAGAAGGTGCGTGATGCACCCGGTGGCTTTAAGCAGAACCTTGGCGTGTTTGGCATCAGGTGGCTTGGGCCTCAGGCAACCACTCTAGATATGTTGGCTAAAGGCGTCATGGCTGACAACCTCACAGACCGCTTTGGGCCGCCTTCTCGAATCATCTACAAGGCTTACGACTCAGCCTCTGACGAAGTTCAACAGCAAGTCAAAGACCTAGTGAATAAAGTAATGAAACTAACTAACAACGCTATGAGGATTTGATGAGTGTAATTCTTAACATCGTCTCGGCCTTTGATGAGAAGGGAATCCGGAAAGCCCAGAAGGCCTTCTCACAACTCGAGACCACAACGCAGAAGGCGTCCTATGCCTTGAAACAGTACGGAGGCCCAGCAGCCATTGCTGTGATTGGTGCCGTTACCGCTGGACTTACCAAGGCTGTTAAAGCAGCCGCTGAAGACCAGAAGAGTCAAGAGCAGTTAAAGATTGCGCTCGAGAACACTGTCGGTGCTAACAAGTTACAAGTAGCTGCTGTCGAAGATTCAGTGACTGCGCTCATGTACCAGACCGCCACGGCTGATGACGTTTTAAGACCAGCCCTATCGAAACTTGTCCGAGCAACTGGTGACGTCACCCGAGCGCAATCCTTATTAAAACTGGCTCTAGATGTGAGTGCTGGGTCTGGGCGTGATTTAACGTCCGTTAGCACGGCCTTGTCCCGTGCGGCCCTTGGAAATTTTACCGCCCTCACTCGCCTTGGTATTCCTCTAGACCAGAACGCTGTCAAGGCTAAAGACCTTGATGGTGTCCTTGGCAGTTTGTCTGCCTCTTTTGCTGGAGCTGCCACAAAGAACGCACAAACTTTTGAAGGTCAAGTCACCACATTAAAGATTGCCCTAGGAGAACTTGAGGAGGCGGTAGGCAAACAACTTATTCCAGTTCTAAGCGACTACGCCCAAGTGCTTGTTGATTTAACAACAGACACTGAAGGTGCAGAGTCATCAACTAAAAAATGGCTCGGTCGTATTACCACCGGCATTAAAGACGTAGCCAAAAACACGCCGGCACTTGGGCCATTTCTGAGAGTCATTGGTCTTATCAATAATGAGGTCGCTGACCAAGCCGAATATCTAAGGCGTCTCAACTCCCCAACCAGCAACGTCACAAAAAACCTAAAAAACCTGACAATTGCTACAGTAGACAACACAGACAAAACCGATAAAAACAACACCGCCAAAGACAAAGCCACCGCCAAAGCCAAGAAACACGCCGAAGCCTTAGCCAAAGCAAAAAAAGAAGCTGCCGAGTTTCAACGCAAAATAGAAGAAGCAGCCGAAGCATTACAGGAAAAACTTAACGCCCAACTCGATGATGCCACAGCCAAATTGGCTGACGCCCAAGGCGCTTTTGATTCCTTTGGCAAGGGCGTAGGGCAAGCAATCACCTCCGGGTTCAACTTTGCTGATGCTCAATCCGAAGTTGCCGGCAATGCCGCCGAAGTCAAGACCGCATTGCAGAAACAGGCTGATGCTCAAGCCAAAGTCAACAAGGCACAGGCTGACTACAACTTCTTTAAACGTGACGACTACGCACAGTTACTGGCTGACGCTATGGGTGACCTTGCTCTTGCCACTGATGAAGTCACGGCCGCTCAAGCCAAGCCTCAGACGTTCTTTGAATCTTTGAACAAGCAGGCTGACAAAGCCAAGAAGTTTGGCGAACTAGTCAGCAGGCTCATGGCTGCCAACCTAAACGAGACAGCCCTACAACAAGTCTTGGCTGCCGGTGTCGATGGCGGTACCGCTATTGCCGAGGAAATCCTTGGCTCTGCTGATGGTGTTCTCAGGGCTAACGACCTCACAGCATCCATGACGCAACTGGCAACGGATATGGCAGCCAAGTCAGCTGCTAAGTATTACCAAGCAGGCGTTGACACAGCCAAGGCGTACCTTAAAGGTATCCAAGACACCATGGGCATTGCCGTACCTTCTGGCATTGACTTTTCAGGTATCGACTTATCTAACTTCTCTGTGGGCGGTCTAGGCACCCTGATGGCCGATGGCGGAATCGTTACACGCGCTACGACCATAACTGCCGGCGAGGCTGGAGCAGAGGCCATCATTCCTCTTGACCGGATGGCTGAGTTCGGCTTTGGCGGTGGCGGTGGAGGCGTAACAATCAACGTCAATGGAGGCGACCCCAACGCTGTTGTTAATGCGCTACGAACCTACATGAGACAGAACGGGTCAATCCCAATCAAGGTAAGTAATAACTACTAATGCCACAGAACTATCAAGTCTCCTATTCCTATGAAGGGCTAGTGCCTACCTTTATTCCCCTAACTAATGTGCAGTCAATCAACCTGAACATCGGCCGACAGCGCCAGTTAGACCAGTACAACGCCAGCACTGGCACTATCGAAATTAGATATCCAACGGGATACGCCAGCCCACTGACCTATCTCGTACCCGGCAACTACATCAGAGTTGAGAACCTGACCACTGGCATGGTGCTAACTACGGCTGTTATTAACAACACCATCATCGACTATGGCATCCCATACGTGGGTGGAGTTGGCAACGCTGACAGGCTCACAGTTTCTATCGAAGGCGTTTTTGCACAGGTAGGCCGTAAGCAAGGCGAAGGCTATGCAATGCCAGCAGACAGCCTCTATGACCAATTAGACCTTGCGGCTGGCGCTAGTAGCACCCCAATGAACACAGCCGTGACAAACACTCAACCGCTTGCTGGCACCACTGTGTCAAGCACTTGGGCCGACTGGCTCAACAAGGTTCTCATTACGCTCAATGGCCGTATTTGGGATTCTGACGACATCAACATGAGGGTGCTGACACCTTTTGAGCAGAAGATTGGCACTATTAATTTTAGTGATGTGGCTAATAACGCCACGAATCAGGTCTACAGCCATGTGAACTTTGGGTCTTACGCAGACAATTACTACACACAAGTCACGGTAGACCCTGAGGGGTTCGCACCAGTCACTGTGGATACAGGCGGTGGCAACTACCGCACACTGGTTATGAACACCTTAAACGCCAGTACTACCCAAGCCACCGACTTTGCCAACTATCTGCTCAGCAACTACAAAGACCAAGGGTTTGAGTTGTTGTCTTTCAGTTGCCTTGCTGAGGCCCAGAGCGTATTTAAACTTGACCAAATATCGGCTTATTATCCCGGCTATGGCGTGGAGACTGGCTTTGGTTCTTTGCCCGGCACACAGGTCAATGTGACGTTTCGTGGCACTGTGTTTTCTTGTGTCATCGAAGGGGCGACTATGAGTGCTACGCCTGAGTCATCTACTTACACTTACTACGTGTCTGGGGCTGACCTAAATGCCTACTTGATTCTCAACAATGCGGTGTTCGGCCGCCTTGACTACAACAAGTTAGGATACTGATATGGCTATAAAGACTTTTACAACAGGTGAGGTGCTGACGGCTGCCGATACGAACACGTATTTGGCTAACTCGGGGCTGGTGTATATCACCAGCGGTTCGCTATCTACGGCCACCACTCAATTTCAAGGTTGTTTTAGTAGCACTTATGACAACTATGTAATTGTTCTTGACAAATTACAAACTGCTTCAAACTTAGACATCTATTTTCGTTTTATGACTGGCGCGACAGAAGATAATGCAGCCGAATACTATTGGGCGTATCTAGGATTAAAGACAGATGGCACAACATCTAATAGCAACGCGCAAGCACAAACAGAAGGTTTTACTGGAGTCACAATGTCTACAAGTGGTGCGGTTTTAGGCTCTGCTACTTTGACTTGTTATGCCCCTAATTTGACTCAACGAACTTTTATTACTTCCAATGCTTATTCATACCCTGGCCAATGGGGTATGAGGTTTGGAGCCAGCCATATCAACACATCCAATCAACATACGGGCATTGCATTCAAAACAATTACTGCGGCAACTTTGACAGGTCGAGCAACCATCTTTGGAATAAGGAAGGCTTAACCATGAGCGACAAACCACAGGTCACAATTCACTATGCAGACGAAACACCTAGTGAAACACGGGACATGACACCCGAAGAAATAGCCGAACTCAAGACAGGATTATTAGAAGATGAAACGCCTACTGCTGATTAGCGCCACCCTCATAACCCTCACAGCCTGTGCCGACCGTGAACGCACAAACTGTGAACGCACCAAAAACAAAGCCCTGACCAGCACGGTCACCAACCCGACAGGAACAGGAAGATGCGCATAAAAATGAGACCACGACTGACAGGCGACCAAATTAAGGCACGTCTAATCCTCATGGTGGGAATAACCCTTTCCCTAAGTTTCGCCGGCACAATCTTTGTGTTGCTCTACGGCCTCCTTTTTGTCGTACAGCCGCTCGAGCAGGCCCCCAATGACGCCGAGGCGTGGAAAATTCTTAGCCCTTTGACGCTCACCCTTGGTGGTGCGCTCGGTGGTTTGTTGGCCGCTAACGGTCTTAAGGGACACCCAGAAAAAGAAGAAAAGACCGATGGCGACAAGACCGTATAGGTACTATCCAGCATGGGATGGCAAGACCACCCAGCCGATTACTTCTAAGTGCTTAGAACTTTGCCAGAAGCGCTGGAAGGTCACAAACCTTGGCACCTACGTGAACCGACCCATGCGTGATAAGCCGAACCTTTCGACCCATGCAACTGGCTACGCAATGGACATCGGCCACAGTGACATCAAGGTGCTTGAAGCAATTTGGACATTCTTTGTCACCAACTCACTAGCGCTCAAGGTGCAGGAAGTGCATTTCTACAAGATGCCCGGCACAAAGTATGGTGCTGGCTACCGCTCGAGCCGTGGAGAAGGCATGGCAGGCGTAGTCAAGTACAAGACCAAGGAAGAATCTGCTGGCACAGGCGGCCTTTGGATACATTTGGAACTAGAGAAGCAAGATTTAGAGCATTTCGAGGCTGAGTTTAGAAGGCTCAAGCCGGCTTAAAGGATTCCCAGACACTGTTTGAGCGGTGCTGGGGCTAGGTGGTGGAGAGTACTTTTGTTTCCATTGGAGGAAATCCACCACCGACTTCTCAAAATGTGTATAGTTACACCTAGCCACTCAAATGGCTCTAACCAAAGGAAACAAAATGTCACGCATGAAGGATTACCTCCTAGAGGATTTACCACTTTTTAGGGCCACAGACCCTGACACCTCACGCCAGATAAAGCCAATAAGGATTAACAGCCATCGTGGCATTCTCCTTGCTATCTACGCCGGCAACATCAGCGGTCTCACAGACGAAGAAGCAGCTGCTATAGCCGCCTCTCGAGGTCACGTTATAAACGGCTACTGGAAGCGCTGTGCCGACCTACGCAACCAAGGTCTTATCCACGACTTAGGCGTCCGTAAGACCCTCTCAACAGGCTCTCAAGGCATGGTGTGTGCGGTCACACGCTTTGGTCTTGACATCGCTACGGGATATTACGACTAATGACTTACACACACGAACAAATGTTTATAGCCGTCCTATTTGGCTGGTGCTTCTCATGGGGTTACTTCAAGGTAGCCAACAAATACTGGAAGCGCTAATGATTCCTACTTGGGGCTACCAGCAGTTAATGTCGAAGGACAAGTTAATACTCGTTCAAGTCTTTACGGACTTGGAAACAGGCGAACACCTGAGAACTACCGTCTCGCAACGTGCGTGGCCCTTCTCAGATTGGTTGCCGGCAACAGAAGTAGAGAGAGTTGATTAAGAAACTCATGGCACTACCGCTAATCCTCGTCCTGTCCGTACCAGCGCCTGCAAAGGCAGCTGCTGATTCCCATGCTAAATACGGTGGCGTCCTTCCAGACCAGTACTATGACCTCTTGGCGAGGTGCGAGACAGGTGGCGTTTGGACGCATAGCACCAAGTCCTATACAGGTGGCCTCGGTATTCACCGGCAGACTTTTCGCACATGGTCAAACTACAACTCAGCCAAAGGACTGACTCCTAAACAACAAGTGAAGGTGGCTGATGCCATTGCATTTAAAAGCCACATCGAGCGCTCAGGTCGCAAGATTTGGAGAGTGGGCCCATGGGGCTGGGGCTGCCTGAAGGGTCAAAAGTCTCTACAAAGATTCATCTGTCAATCAAGGCACACCCTTGTTGTCAAATGGAAACGTAATTGCTAAACAAAGGAAAAAATGGAAACATCAACCGGCGAACTAATCGCCAAACTAACCAACATCAGCATGAACCTTGCTTTAGAACTGAAGTTCAAAGAAGCCAGCGTCATCATGGAAGCCGTAGGTGCTTTACACGCCCTGCCAAACATTGCTGAAACCATCAGGCACGAATGGCACCCATCAAGCAACAGCAGTGGGCCATCTAAAGGCATTACATATATCAGCAACGTAACAGTAGGAAAATCAGATGAGTGAGTCACCAAGAGTAGGCAGTATTGATATACACAATGTCACCCGAGACAACATTGAGTGCAGAGTGCGTGACCACGACAACTTTTCAACAATCCAAATCAACCTTGGTGTCACATCAGTGACGCTGTATGTAGATACTGCTGACGTGGCGGCCATACGCCGAATCCTTGGTGGCTGGTAATGACTGGTGACCTTGTATGCCTCCTCCGGGAATACGCAATTGAACCCGGCAGATATTGGCTAGACACTTACGCACTTCAAGCAGCTAGTGAGATTGAAATCTTGCGTAAAGAAAACAAAGAACTACAAGATGCCATATTGCATTTTGAGAACCGTATTACACACCTACAAACCGAACTTAAACGAGTAGAAACAGAGTACTCCCGTGGCATTTGACCTCGATTCCTATGAACCCGTAGCCAGCAGAATCAGCAAATTCTATGATGCCCATCCAGACGGGCGAATTATTACAGACTTAGTGCATTATCTATCTGACGTTGCTGTCTTTAAAGCAGAGATTTGGATAGGTGACGTTCTGGTATCCACAGGGTGGGAAGAAGAAGTGCGTAATTCATCGCACATCAATAAAACTTCTCACCTCGCTAATGCGGAAACTGGGGCCGTAGGGCGAGGTTTGGCTAACTACAACCTTGCCGGTAGCGACCCATCCAAACGCCCAAGTCGTGAAGAGATGGGCAAAGTACAGCGCATGGAGGGCAACACACGGATTACAGAGCCGTCTAACTTGCCTAGCGAAAAGCAGCTGTGGTTGTACAAAGCCGAACTGAAAAAAGCAGGAAAATTGCCACCGACAAACATTGGCACAATGACTAAATTTGAAGTCTCAAAAGCGATTGACGCACTTAAAAACAACGAGCCTCTCGAGCCGGTTTACGACTCCCCAGAAGAACCCTTCTGATGCTGACAGTGGGTTCACTGTTCTCGGGCATAGGCGGCTTAGACCTAGGTCTTGAGCGAGCCGGCATGGAAGTAATCTGGCAATCAGAAATAGACCCTTACGCTTGCAAGGTACTTAGCAAGCATTGGCCCAAGGTGGTTAATCATGGAAACATCAAAGACATCCGATGGCGAGACATTGTTCGACCTGACGTCCTATGTGGCGGATACCCTTGCCAACCGTTTAGCCTCGCTGGACGCCGAGCAGGACAGGATGATGAACGTCACCTTTGGCCATGGGTGCGCCACGCCATTAGCGAACTACGACCCCGATACGCAATCATGGAAAATGTGCGCGGTCATCTCTCTCTGGGAGGAACATCAGTCATTGCAGACTTTGCCTCCCTCGGGTACGACACAGAATGGCATCTTGTATCAGCTGCCTCAGTTGGTGCGCCTCACAGGCGAGACCGCATCTTCATTATTGCCCACACCAACGACACAGGAAGTGGAGCATCCAGAAGCCGAACTGACGCCAACGGGACGCAGGAAATCAAAGAACAACTCAACCTCGCACAGTCTCGGTTTGGCAGACCTAATGAGGATGTGGCCCACAATGACAGCCAGTGGCATGGGGTCGACCAATCACAGGAAGCTGCTGGACAAGCACGTTTCTTCAGGGCGGATAACACAAGACGAGAAGCGTCAGATGTCAGCCGGCAATGGTGGGCGATTGAACCCCGAGTGGGTCGAGTGGCTGATGGGATTCCCGACAGGGTGGACAGACTTAAAGGACTCGGAAACGCTGTAGTGCCACAGGTAGCAGAACTAGTAGGCAGAATAGTGGTTGAGTATGACACCTATAAGTGAGGCGTCATTTCTACAGCAAGTAAAGGCCTTGGCTTATATCCATGGTTGGGATTGCCATCACGCATCGCCGACACAAACCGCAAAAGGGCGTTGGTTAACGTCTGGCGCTATTGGCTTTCCTGACTTAGTGCTGTGCCACAAAGTCAAAGGTTTGATTTTCGCTGAATTAAAAGCTGCTAAAGGCAGAACCACGCCGGCACAAGACCGTTGGCTTGAGATACTGAACCCCCACGTTGAGGTATATCTGTGGCGTCCTGACGATTTGGCAGTTATCGAGCGCAGATTGTCATCATGTTGATTGTCGCTTGGTACATACTGCTAATCTCCATCGGCATTGCCATACTTCAAGGCTTACGCAAGTAACTAATTACAACTGAATACGCTGGTACATAACGGCAGGTAAGCATTGCTAGGGGTAATTCCCGAAAAGCCTGCTGAAATGCTAAGAGGGTGAGGGGTAATTCCCGAACTACTGCCAGCAATCATGGCCACGTAGGGAGTTGAACTCTGCTGGTGTTTACACGGGAACGTGGGTAGTGCAGTGCGCCTTGCCTCTTGTGATGACTTACGTGAAGAGATGCTGGGGTCAGCCACTGTTCAGCGTCTAAACGTCATAAATACGATTGGTGTCCACTTCCCTTTGGGGTGTCCGGCAGCCATGACCTACTTGGTCAGAAGTGTGGGGAACATAAACCACAGACCTGCACTTGCACCGAAAGCAACCGCAGGCGTAGCCAAGGGCGCTAGTAACATCAGCCACATGACATCCCCATACAACGACCCCACATACAAGGCCAACCGCAAACAAATCCTCAGAGACGGCAAAGCAACAATTTGCGCGTTATGCGGTAAAGCAGGAGCCAACACAGCAGACCACATCATCAGCATCATGTTCGGCGGCGACCACTCGCTCGAGAATCTCCAGCCAGCACATCAGGCTTGCAACTCCAGAAAGGGTGCATCAGAACAAAATAAGCGAGCAGCTCGACAAAACCAAGCACGACAACAGACTCAACCCAAAAACGACCCCCAAACCGACCAAAAAACGAACAACATGGATTTTTTTCCAACTAAGGCAGAAACCCCGACCCTTAGATCGGAAGAGCACACGT